ACGTTTGGCCTTGGTCATCGTCTGGCTTTGGAACCAAGTATGCCAACCCAACTAGCGCACTATCACCAACCGGCGCGGGTACAGCGGGGCATACTTGGACGCCCGCAACAGATGCGTTTCTAACCATTAACATTGCGTCGCCCAACAGCGCACCGCAAGCCTGGGTCTGGTCGGGTGGGTTTGGAACCAAGTATTCTAACGGCGCAAACGTTGCCGGTTTTGGTGCTGGTATCAGTATCAATGCCGCCGGTACGCAGGTTGTCGTATCCCATGCTGGTAGCCCGTATATCTCAATGTATCCGTGGGCTAGCGGGTTTGGAACCAAGTACAGCAACCCGGCCACGCTTCCGACCGGCGCGCCCACATCGGGAACTGGACCCCCCAACGGTGTAAACGTAGGGTTTAACCCAATCAGCAACGATGTGGCAATTGGTCATTCGGTGTCGCCTTTTATCACAACGTATCCCGTGACTGGCGCTGGATTTGGGACTAAATATGCTGACCCATCATCGCTACCGGTAGGAACAACGGATTCGCTTAAATTTGCATCAACCGGCACGTTGTTGGGCGCGGGTTCTGCAACGTCGCCTTTCATCACGGTTTGGAATTGGTCGTCAGGGTTTGGTTCTAAGTATTCCAACCCAACCACGTTGCCAACGACGGCGACAACATCAATGGATTGGTCAAGCACTGCTGATAGTATTGTGACAGCGGGAAATACAACAACTCCGTACACTTCTGTCTACCCTTGGTCTGGCGGATTTGGCACTAAGTATTCAGACCCCGGAACGCTTCCCAACCTTGCTTTGGCCGTGTCCTTTTCCAATCAATCAAGATGATCACAAACGACGAAAAACTAGCCTCAGCGGTTATGAACGCTTACTACCGTGAGATGGAAATCCACGGATATCAAGTAAATATTGATAACTATTCTGCTATGCTACTGGCATTGCCATCGGAAGACTGGCCGCAGGATTGGGTAGCGTTTAAGGGCGTCAAAGTCGAGGATCTGCCGCATTCGTTGTCGGACGACGATGTTCAGGCAATCAGCGACTACCAGTATCGCGACCGTCTGCGTTCGTTGGTCAGGACGGAAAAGGCAGAGCAAAATAAGTCTATCAGGATTAGGGACGTTCTCAAGGCTCAGATCGGCGACAATTACGACGCGCTGGTCTTGGCTTATAAGGCAGCGCAACCATGACTGTAACCGTTAAAGTCTTGATCCCAGCGAAGTTGGCTGAACCCAATCAGACCACGCAGTACACCGCCAACGGTGTGGTGGCGCTGATTGACAAGTTCACCGCGACCAACTTCAGCGCATCGGCGGCGACGATTAGCGTCAACTTGGTCACGGCAGCAGACGCGGCGGGCAATCAAAACCTGATCGTCAAGACCAAGACGCTACAACCAGCAGAAACATACACCTTCCCCGAAATCACCGGCGCTGCGCTTGGGCCTAGCGGCTTTATCAGTACCATCGCGGGGACGGCATCAGCGATCAACATCCGGGCTAACGGGCGGGAGATTACATAATGGGTTGGTTTAAAAAATTAACCGGCGGCATTTTTGAACCGATCAGCCAAGCGCTTGCTGATGTAGATGACACGGTACGCGAAAACATACCCGGCGGTTGGACTCTTCCGGCACTTTTAGCTGGAGGTTACGTTTTTGCTCCTGAAATTGGCGCGTTTTTTAATTCGGCAACCGGCGCGACTGTTCCGGCATCGGCAGTTCAAGGCGCCGGCGCGGTGTCCACTACTACTCCTGGGTTGCTAGGGTCAAGCATGGGCGCGGGCACGTTTGCAGCCCCCGCCGCGTCTAACAGTTTGCTGTCATATCTTCCTTCGGCCAGCACAGCGCTTACCGCTGGCAGTTCTCTTGCGGGCGCGCTTGGGTCTATGGGCGCTGCTCGGTCTATGTCCAACGCTAATCAAGCAATAGCTGATTCAAACTACAGAATTTTTCAAGAACAAAAAGCACTTCAAGAGCCTTGGCGGGCCGCAGGTGTAGAAGCGCTTAACAAACTGCGCTCACCAGAAATGCAGTTTACGCCTTTTTCGGCTGACAAGTTTCAAGCAGATCCAGGCTACGCGTTCCGGTTGTCTGAAGGTATTAAGGGTTTGAACAACGCCGCTGCCGCTCGCGGTGGATTGTTGTCCGGCGGCACGTTAAAGGCTACGGAACGCTTTGCGCAAGGCCTGGCGTCGCAGGAATACCAAAACGCTTACGACAGGTACAACAAAGATTACAGCATGAAATTGTCTCCGCTACAGACGTTGGCGGGGTACGGTCAAGGCGCTACCAATAACTTGGCTGGCGCTACTAACACCTACGGAACTAACCAAGCAGAAACGTTAGCAAATAGGGGCAACATCGGCGCGTCTTCGTACTTGGGCGCGGCTGATGCTCTTGCGCGTGGTGCAAGTCAATATCTGAGAAACGAAAGCGACAACGCTCTCATCGCCGCGTTGAACAGGAGGTAAGAAAATGCCGCTTAACACCAACCTCCTTCGCGCGCCTGTCGGTATTGAAATGCCCGACCAGTTAGCGCGTATGGCTACGGTTGAGCAGATCAAGTCTGCCCCAGCCAGTCAAGAAACCGCGCGTATCAACCAGCAAATTCATAACGAAACTCTGGCAAAAACCCGCCGCGCGCAACAGTATCTTGAAGAAATTGTTCCTAAGTTAACGTCACTCGGCGCGCCTGATCAGTTAGAAGCGCAAGTTATTTCGTTGTTAAACGCACCAGATCCGGCGATACAAAAACACGGTGCGGATATGTATAAACTCTGGCAGCAAGCCAGCCGTGAGAAAAAATGGGCTGAACGATATGGTGTGCCGCCAGAACCGCCTGTAGCCACTGGCGCGGTAAAACCGCCAGAAGTGTCGCTGTTGGAATCTGGCCCAACTGGGGTTGCGCCTAAGACTTTCAACGCGCCGCCTGGAGTTGCGGGTATTCCAATCGGTACGGCACCGCGCCCCCCAGAGCGAATTAACAACCTTCCCGGCGCGCCTGAAGATTTGGCGCAAAACCGAATGTTAATGATTAAAAAAGCTCGTGAAGAAGTAGGATTCGCCGCGCAAGAAGCCGCAGCAAACCCAAGCGCGTTGCCTTTCCTTACCGCCGCGCAAAACAGACTGCAAGAATTGCTTAATAGCCCGATTGGTGAAGCGGGTAAGACTTATATGGTTAACGGCAAACCAGTGCAAATGCCGCTTGCGCCGTTGGAAAGCCAGCGTGAATTTGAAGCTACTCAAACTGACCCTAGGTACGCGGAATATTTGCAAAGTAAACGCCCGCTTGTGGGTGTGTCGCGCGGCGAAACTTTAGTTAGCCCAACCGGAAAAGTTGTGGCGCAAGGATTGGCCCCCGAAGCGCCAACGCCGGTGAAAATAATTGACGAAGCAACTGGTAAAGTAAAATACGTCACGCCATCACAAGCCGTTGGTAAAACACCCGCATCTGAGTTTACGGGTCTTGCGCCTAAAGATGTTCAAAAACGTGAAGCTGAATATCCTGCTGCGACGTCTACTATAAAAAGTTTTGAAGCGCAAAGCGATAATTTCATAAAAGATATGGAAGAACTTCGGAATCATCCGGGGCTGTCTCAGATATCTGGAATTTTAGCTGGACGTATCGGCGGCATAACTTCTGAAGGTAGAGAAGCAAAAGCGCTATACGACAAAATTAAAGCTAAAGGTGGCTTTCAAGCCATTCAGGATCTTAAAAATCAATCCAAGACGGGCAGCGCATTGGGCGGGGTGTCAAACGAGGAAGGTCGTAAGCTAGATGCTTCGTTTGCTGCAATTGATCGAGTTCAAGACGCACCAAGCATCCAAAAAGCGCTCGATAACGCGGTTATCCAGCTTAGAAATTCTAAGCAAATCCTGCGCGATAAATACGATTCGACTTACGAATACCGCGCGAATCGCCCTACCGCGCCTACTGCCGCTGGTAAACCTGCGGCCACCGCGTCTAAGGCTCCCGCAGGTGTTCCGCAGGATGTCTGGAGTGTTATGACGCCAGAAGAGAGGAAACTATGGCAGAAATGACGCTTGATCAACAGCGCGCGATTGCTATGGCAAAAGCGCGGTTGCGGTTACAACAGCCTAATTTTACGCCGCGCGAAGCAACTCCCGCTGACATCCCGGGAGCGGTAGAACAACCGACGCCAGCGCCAGATGGTCGTGGCATTCTCGATTACATCGTAGGCGGCCCAGAAGCCGCGCTGTCTGCCGTAACCGGAGCAGCAGCGGTTCCCATCGCGGCGGGTGCTGGCATCTTGACCGGCAAAATGGGCCAGCCAAATCAAGACGTTACCGGACGGGTGTTGCGCGGTATTCAATACCAGCCGCGCACTCAGACGGGTCAAGAATTAGTGGCTGGTGCGGCTAAGACTGCTGAAGAACTTAAACTTCCACCGTTTTTACCGTCGATGGGCGCGTTTAACCCTGCGCCCGCCATGAACGCGCTGCGAAGCCCGCTTATTGAACGCGCTAATCGTTTGCAACAAGATCGCGTTACGCAAAGTTTCCAAAACGCGCCTCAGATTGAAGCCGCGCAAGCAGCGCAGCGTCTTGGTGTGGCGATTCCGCCCGCCATATCAAACCCCACCAAAGGAAACAAAATTGTCGCGGCGCTAACTGGCAGTCCAGAAGCTAGGATGGCGCGTAAGAACGAACCGCAATGGACTGAAGCCGCCAAGAAAGACATGGGGCTTGCGCCCGCTACGACGCTTGATAAAGCAGCGTTTGATAAAGCGCGGTCTGTACCAGAAATTACTAAGCCCTACGAAGCAGTTGGCGGCATTAGCCGACTGACGCCCGATGAAGAAACGATAACCGCTATTGAAGGACTAAAAACTCCGGCCTTGATTGGCGGCGAAGCCAGCGCTCGCGCCGTGTCAAGGTTAATTGATAGTACCGTAAAAAACCTTAACGCTGGATTGTCGGGTAGCCAAGCGCTTGTAAACATTAGAAATCTTCGCCAGTCTGCTCAGACAATTTACAACGCGCAGCGCAAAGGTATCACCGCGCCGTCGCCAGAATCAATTGCGCTTGCCGATGCAAGTATGGCAATTGCTAACCAGCTTGAAGAACTTGCTGCCCAAAACTTGACCGGGACACAAGCGCGCGCGTTTCAAAACGCTAGAACTTTATTGGCTAAAACTTACGATTACGAGCGCGCTACTGACTTCAATACAGGACGTATAGACCCCACGAAGTTGGCGGCAATGGCAGAACAAAAACCGTTGACCGGAACCGCGTCAGACATTGCTCGCGTAGCGGCAAACTTTCCTAGTATTGCTGAAGTAAAACCCGGCGCGGCTCCTATTCTTCCTACGTTGGCAAGAACAGGCCCCGGCGCTGCGATAGGTTTTGGTCTTGGTTCTATGGTAGGTGCGCCGTACTTAGGATCTATTGTTGGTGGTGTCGGCGGCGGGTTAACCAACGCGCTCATGGCGCGGCGTATGATGTCGCCCGCGTATCAAGCCGCTAATGCCATGCCACCGGACTACCGTCCTCCGGTCAATATGATGCGTCCGGTCGCGCCTGGGTCATCTAACTTGGCGATTTTCAATCCTGAAAATGCTGTACTGCCGCCCGAGTACACGCCCAACTTTACAATGCCGGAGCAAGGACAGCCACCTAGGTCTGCGTATGAAGCCGCTCAAAGAGCGCAGCAAGAAGCCGGATTACGGCGCACCGGTAGTTTAGGTCCAGATTTGCAATTCGTCGCGCCGCGAGAATTGCCAATGCCCGGAGCGGAAGGTCCAGTTCAAGAGCGTATTTATAATTACGCTCGCGATAAAGCCGCCGCTGAAGCCGCTGCTGCTGCCGAACAACGAAAGCCGCGTCAGCCAGCAGCGGGCGGTATGCTTTACGAACTTGATCCGTTTACGGGCAAACTGCGCCCCGTTGATCAAGGCGTCAAAGGTGCTACGCCGGAAACGTTTGTTAACTACGGTTCGGCGCTTGAGTCGGCGGTTGGCAAAGTAGCGCGCGGTGAGCGCCCGACGATGACCGCCGAAGAGATGATTGCGTGGAACAAGACACGCGTTGATCTGGCGACGGCTGACCCCGGTTACGCCAAACTGTCCGACAAAGCCATCACTGAAAAAATGATGGACCGGAAATGGGTTGGCGATACGATCCAGAAGGCCCGCGATCAAGCCAAAGCGTTTGAGGAAATCGCGGCGCGCGCCAAAGACGCGCAAGCCAAACGTGACGCTATCGCCAAGCGTGATCAGTTGATGGACTTGCTTGAAACGTTAGAATCCAAATACGCTCAACCGCGCCCAACGCCTAGCCCGCAGGGGCCAAAGACCCGCGCTGCAAAGCGCAACGCCCTTGCCCCTCAATCCGAAAACAATTTGGCCCCGTGATGGTTACTCTTGCTGAAGTTGATCACAAAATTGACTCGCACGTTGACGTTTGCGCTGTGCGATACGAAGGTATTGAAAAGGAAACGCGAGGCATCCACGCGCGGATCAAGCGCCTAGAGCAGATCCTGATCTCGGGCGGCGGCGCTATTATTATCCTATTGCTGACAATGATTTTGAAAGGCCATTGATGGCTGACTTCGGCCCCGCGTTTGACAAGATGATAGCCGACGAAGGCGGCTATCAACTGACCAATATACCGGGCGACCGGGGAGGAATGACCTATGCTGGCATCGCTCGCAACCCGAACCCTGACTGGCCTGGGTGGGCTTTGGTTGACCGTAAGGAGTTTGGTGGACCGCTTACATCTATGGTTCGGGAGTTTTATCGCCAGCGCTTTTGGAACGTGGTTAGAGGCGATGAGATCCGCGACCAAGCTATCGCGGAAACCATCTTCAACTTCGCCGTAAATACCGGCACAAGCGTAGCGATCAAACTGGCGCAGGTCATTGTAGGAGCGACTCCAGATGGCGGTATCGGTCCTAAGACAGTTGAACTTCTTAATAAATGCACGGCGGAAAAGTTCCTTCCTTCTTACGCAATTAGCAAGATCCAGCGCTACGCCAACATCTGCAACCGAGACCGAGGACAGTCCAAATTCCTTCTCGGCTGGATCAACCGCACCCTCGCAGGACTCAAGTAATGGATCTGATCGGGATAGGGAGCATCATTGATGGCGTGGGAAAGATTGCTGGCGACCTTATTACGACGGATAAGGAGAAAATGCAGCTTGAACTTGAAGGGCGCAAACTTGACCTTGAACAAGCCAGAATTGATCAAGCCACAGATCTTGCACAAGTTGAAGTTAATAAAATAGAGGCCGGATCGTCTAACCTGTTCGTCAGCGGTTGGCGCCCCGCTGTCGGATGGGTAGGCGTCGCTGGCGTGGCGTATCAGTTTCTGGGTTACCCACTGATGCAGTGGATCTGGGCGTTTGGGCAAGGCGTTGACCTGATTCCTAAAGGTCTAGCCCCGCCGCCGGATCTTCAAACTGATCAACTGATGGTGCTATTGTCCGGTCTTCTCGGTTTCGGTGGGATGCGATCCTTTGAGAAAAGCAGAGGAGTCGCTGCGAAGTAGGCAGCGGTACGCCTCAATCGCGGTCTTGAGGTCGGCGTTTAGTGCTTCGATCTCGACGTTGAGCAGGTTGATGCGCTCGGTCGATTCTTTAGCAAATGCGACAAGGTTCTCATAGCGCCACGTTGCGAAGTCGGTCATGGTTGCTTAGCCTCTTGAAGTAGTTCGATCCGCTCGCGCGACGCGCGCAGCGTGTTATAGCGTTGGTGAATGCGACGAAGGATGCTGGCGCGTCCTTCAGTGGCTTTCTCATGCTCCAACATCGCCAATACCATCTCTTCGTTCAGCGTTCTCAGGGCCACGTTCAAGCCCCGCCAAGTGTGATTCAAGTCGCACCTCTAACTCTTTAAGTGTTTCTACGACGCGGTTGTAGTTGCGCTGCGCCGCGCTCAGTTCGCGCTGGCGGATTATAAGTTCTTCCCGCGCGGCGATCAGTCTGGCTCGGACTAGTTTCATACCGCAGCCTCAAGCAAATCAATCGAATACTGTAGAAAATCTTCCTTCGGTAAATTCCGCAGGAAGTAAACCGGGTCGGGTTCGTTACGGTACTGATGCGGGCGGTCTGGGCCATCAACCGCGCTATACGCCCAGAAGTCGCCGTGGTTGGTCAGCACGATACGCCGGTCGATGATGCGTTGTTCGTACAAGCGCATGAGTCTGCTGGACAACGTGCGCCGGTTAACGCCGGGGAACGACATATCCAGCAGGGTGGACTCGCCGTTCTCGCGTAGAAAATCAATGATTTCTTTCATCTGATCACCTTTTCAATGAAATTTCTCGCCAGCGGTTGCTTACCCAACAGCCAACCCTGCACCCGACCCATGTCCCAAGTGATAATTTTGAACTGTGGCGGGCGCTGATAGCCCGTACTGATCTGGGACTTGTCCCAGTCTTTGATGAATTTGCCTTTTACGATCATTTGTTCTTCTCCTTCACTGGTCCGTTAAACATGGCTGCGCTAAACGCATCCAGTATCTTTGCTTTGGTAGCTTCTCGCTCTTCCTCTGGGTAGTCTTTGACCGCGTTATCTAAGGCTTCAACCATGTACTCAATCATTTGTTGCGGGGTAATCACGCTCATGTGTTCTTGCTCCGGAGTGTGGCTTCAATAGCCTGAATGAAATCAACTGCATACGCGCCCAACATAATGTTGTTTGCATCGCAAATTTCCCTGACCTCCTCATCCGTCAGCCCAACCCACGGGCGCAATGGCGGGGTGGTGTAAAGGGGTTCAAGTATTGGGTTTGATTTATCATCAGGGAATTGGCAAAAGTTATAAACCCAACAGTCATCTTCAACCGGCATTTTGTAGCGGTACGCCACCGGCTCCTGCTCATTTTGCGCTAGCCTTTTGTCCAGTGCTGTGATTGTTTCTTGCAGCTTCATGTCTACGTCGTAATAACGCCATGCGCTTTGAGGCGGGTCTGATGAAAGCACCATGTTGTGTGATGATTTTGCCAATTTCAACGTTTCCAGCGCGTGTTGCATAAGTTCTTTATCAGTCATTTCAACTCCTTAAAACGGTGCGTCTGGCACTTTGGACAGGTCTAGTTTAGGTTTGCGTGGGCGCGGTACTTTGACCACAACGTGTGGGTAGGGCGGCACTGACCACACCCACCGGATGACGTTGCCTTCGTCATCAAGGATTCCGTACTTACGCATACTTAAACCCGCTCGGTTTGGACTTGTTGAAACACGTTTCGCACTTCCAGCGAAACCCCACGCCTTTAAGGATAGGAACCTTGTGCGACGCCGGTCGGATGCGGCATTGCTGGCAGTTGATGTCCTTGTTGGGGCAGTCGCGTCCTTGATTACATAGGCCGTCGCAACACTTCATTTCTCTCCCCTAGCGCGGATAACAATAGCAATATGTCGTGCTGCACCAGATTGCAATGGGAAACTTGTAAGCATTTCTACGTTGTGCCTGTTGTTATCGGCAATCTTGGCGCACTCCTCCCGCTCATACGCGGCAACAAGGGCGGCAAAACTCCTGAAAAATTGTCTGTCTTCGGGTGTTGCGTCGCCCCATGACCCTCCAATTTTAAGAACGATGCCTTGGATTAACTCGTCAGGTAATGTCATTTCAGCGCCTCCATAGCAATCTCAGACACGGCGCGCTTGTCCTGAAGCGCGCTCCAAATTTTTTCATCAATTGTCTTTTCAGTTGACATAATGTAGATCCAGACATCGTGGCGCTGGCCGCTGCGATGTAGACGCCCGACTGTTTGTTCGTACAGTTCCAGCGACCACGGCAGCGACACGAAAACCATCTTGCAGCCACCATGCTGAAGGTTCAGACCGTGACCGGCAGACTTAGGGTGTACCGCCAGCAGTTCGATCTCGCCAGCGTTCCAGCGTTCGATTGCCCGGTCATCGTCCAGCGTCACAAGGTTGGAATACCGGCGGTGCAATTCCATCAGTTCTTCTTGATACTGGTAGACAAGAATCGTGTTGGCGTGTTGGTTTTCCGATAGCAGATCGTCCAGCGCGTCGAACTTGTGTTTAGAGAACCAAATTGGCGTCTGTTTGGTGATGAACTTACCCGGTACAACACGGTCGGGCGTATGTGAGGTGTCGTACACAAACCCAGACGCCATCTGTTGCAGCTTGCCCGTCACCACGCCAGCGTTCATGGCGATGATGTTGGCGCTGTCGTACTCCAACACAAACTCTTTTTTGAGTTTGTTGTAGTGCTCCATCTCCATCTGACAGTTCACGTGGACCGTATGGACGGGCGGCAACTTATCCTTGTATTCGCCGGGGTCCAACACAAAGGTGGCCGGTTGGATCTTCTCCATGACCTGCTTCAGACTACCGGCGCGCGGAACCCACTGGCCAAACTCGGGGTTGAGCAGGATGAAATACTGCTGCATAAACGCGCCTTTGGAGCGCCCAAGTAGCGTCTGGTCAACAATTTTGCATTGGCCGAACACATCTTCTAAGCCGTTGCTAGTAAACGATCCGGTCAGACCCCAACGGATCGGGACGTTCTTTATCAGGTTTTCCAACGCCTTGAACCGCGCGCCACCGGGGTTTTTAAGGCGCGTCAGTTCGTCAAAGATAATGCAGTCAAAGTCCAGGCTGGCGATGGTCTGGATATTGTCGTAGTTAGTCACGATCACTTGCGCGCCGGAGTCAAACGCTTTCTGGCGCTGCTTAGGCGTACCAACGGCGACGGCGACGGTCAAGTCGGGCGCCCATTTCTTAGCCTCGACCGGCCAGACGCTAGTGGCGACGCGTTTGGGCGCGACGACCAGCGCGTTGCGTTTCACCTTCAAAAGCCCCGACAGCGCGGTCAGCGTGATTGCCGTCTTGCCAGCGCCTACGGGGGCCAGAATCATCGCCCGGTTGCGTTCGTAGAGGAAGTCGGCGGCTGTTTCTTGATAAGGTCTGAGGACCATTGCTCTATTCCCTGTATGTTCCATATGACTGTGTAGTTTTGGTTTAGCTGGCGCATGGTCGCGCCGAAGAGTTCTTGTAGTTTGCTGAGCCTACCTCCCTTGGTTTTGAGTTCCACGAACCACACCGACCCGTCCGGCAGGCAAGCCACACGATCGGCCACGCCACGGTTGCCGGGGCTGGTGAACTTGTACGTCTTGCCGCCCATTGTCTCAACGGCCCAGACGAAGTGGCGTTCGATCTCGCTTTCTTTCATGCCGTCATCCTACACTGCAAAAAAGTTGTTGACAAGTGGTTTCTGTGTGGGTAGAGTGACGACTCCAACCACTACAGGAACCTACAGTGAAAATCACCTTAGACAGCGAAGAAGTCAAACGCATCCTGGTCGAGTACCTCAACAGCCTGATGCCCAACGGCAACTTCAACGCCTGCGAACTCAAGTGCAGTTCGTACTCTTACTTCCAAAGCGCTGAGATCAGCCGCGAGGAGACACCAGAATGAATTCCAAAGAAATCGAATCCTGCGAAGTCCAGCCGGTGTTCTACATCGGTAACTTCATGTTCGTGCCGCACTACACCAAACGCCATCATTGGGTGGCTGTTGGTAACGTGACCTTCACAACCAACGAACTGATTGACCGTGGCGCTAAGGTCAGCCTGTCGCCGCTGTGGGAGCGCGGGTGGGTCAAAACCATGATGGGGCGCAACAACCCCGCGATGATGTCGCAGGAGTCGCTCAAACACTTGATCTCAAGGAAAGCGAATGCACTCTAATATCGTAGGCGGTAGTACCGCCAAGCGGGTCATCAACTGCCCAGGCTCGGTAGGGCTTGTGCAGAAGATGCCCCCTCGTTTGGGAGGTAAAGATGCTGACGCGGGCACGTTGTGCCACAACGCGATGGCTGCGCTTCTTGAAGATCCGTCGCTTGAAATTAAGCAAGTGCTAGGGATGAAGTACAACGATCAGACCATGACTGAAGACCTGATCGACGAGAAGATCATCCCGGCAATGGCGGCGCTTAACGACATCGACCCAGACGGCGATATGCAGTACCGCGTCGAAAGTCATGTCAACTTCGGCACTTTGCTGCCCGGAGTTTTTGGGTCTGCTGACCTGATCGGCAGGATTAAAGACCGCGCCGTTGTGCTCGACTGGAAGTTTGGTCGCAACGAAGTAGATGTCGAAGAGAACGAACAATTGCTTTTCTACGCCGCTGCTGCGATGCGTACCAAAGGGTTGGAGTGGGCATTTAAGGATGTCCAAGAGATCGAGTGCGTTATCGTCCAGCCGCCAGCGGTTAAGCGTTGGACAACCACGGTCGCGCGGGTCAAGCAGTTTGAGCGTGATCTGGTCGCGGCGGTTACGACGTCGGCGCACTCCTACGCGCCGCTAAACGTTGGCGAGCATTGCCGCTACTGTCCAGCCAAACCGATCTGCCCGCAGATGACCGGCGCGGCAGAGCGGGCGCTGCGGGCGCAGATCAAGGACTTGGACCCCGCGAAGATCGGCGAGTATCTGGCAACTGCCGACCTGATCGAGCGGTGGGTGACAGACCTGCGCGAACTCGCGCACCAGATCCTTGAGTCTGGCGAGCCGGTACCGGGTTACAAGTTGGTCCCCAAGCGCGCGATGCGTCAGTGGGTCAACGAAGAAACAGCGCAGCAGGCGCTGATCGACGCGGGTGTCGCAGAAGACGATTTGTTTGATACGGTCATGCTGTCGCCCGCTAAGGTTGAAAAACTTTTGAAAGCGCGTAAACTGAGTCTCCCCGATGACATCGTAGTCGCGGTGTCGTCGGGAACCACAATCGCCCCGGAGAGTGATCCTCGGCCAGCGACTGTGTTCCTCCCCGAGCAGATGAAATCTGCTCTCCTTAAACTAAGGTAATCTCATGTCCAATTTAGTAGCGTTCAATAAAGCTGGTCTTCCCGCTCTCGCAGCAATCGCAACGGCGATCAAAACCGTTGCAGCCCCCGCCGCCGCTGGTGGCTCGGTCATCCTGAAAATGGACAAGACCGGCCATTGGGTCTACGGTGCTGATCAGACTGAAGTCGAGCCTGACAGCAAGTGGGCAATAAACCCTTTCTCCTTTGTGCATGGCGTGATCGCATGGGGTGACGGGGTTGTGTTAGGCGAAAAGATGGTCGCACTCACTGACCCGTTGCCAGAAATGGACGACGCGCCTCCTAACGCCGCGCGTGGATGGGAGAAGCAAGTTGGGTTCAGCCTGAAGTGTCTGACTGGTGAAGATAAGGGTTTGGAAGCCCGCTATACGGCGACCTCGGTCGGCGGTAAGCGGTCCTTTGAAGCCCTGGCGTCTGCGTTTGCCAATCAGGTGAGCCAAGACGAAAGCAAGCCGGTGCCGGTCGTGCTGCTCAAGAAAGAGCACTATCAGCACAAGTCGTATGGCCGTATCTACACTCCCATTTTTGAGATTGTAGAGTTCGTGTCGATGGACGGCCCATCGGAAGAGGAAGAGGAAGCCCCCGCGCCGACGCGTCGCCGTCGTTCGGCCTAACTAGCGGGGAGAGGAGGGTGTCCATTTTTTGGACACCCTTTTCTAAACATTATGATTTTATGGCTCGACACTGAGACACGCAGCAAGTGCGATCTCAAGACCGCTGGCGCCTACAATTACTCACAAGACCCATCTACTGAACTGCTTTGTTTGTCGTATGCGTTTGACAACGAAGATGTGCAGACTTGGACGCCGAAGCAGGCGTTTCCTCAACGAGTTGCAGACCATTTTACAAACGGTGGTCAAATACGCGTTCACAACGCCAGCTTTGACCGCTTGATCCTTTGGTACGTTGTATGCCCTGATTTTGGTGTTCCGTCACCTAAACTTGAGCAGTTTTATTGCACTGCAACACAAGCCCGCGCCAATTGCGCGCCGGGTTCGCTTGAGGACGTCGGTCGTTTTGCCGGTGCGGATATGAAGAAAGACCGCCGAGGCGATTACCTCGTGCGGCAGTGCTGCATCCCGCCCTACAATGACAAGTTGATCCCAGAACTCATAGAGTATTGCGAGCAGGATGTGCGCGCTATGCGCGCCGTGAGCCTCGCTCTGCGTCAGTTGTCCGACGAAGAACTGCTCGACTATCACGTGAACGAGCGGATCAACGACCGTGGCGTGAAGGTGGATGTGGCGCTATGCAAGGCCGCCATTCGCTACGCTGACGCGGAGTTAGAAGAGATCCAATCTATCGTGACCGAGATTACCGGCGGCCTAGCCGTACGGTCGCCGCGTATGCGCGAGTGGGTGCTGGCGCGCGTCACGGACGAGCAAAAGAAGCTCATGTGGGTCGGTGAGAAGTACAGCATCGACAAGGCCGTCCGCGCTAATCTATTAGCGTGCGATGACCTAGACCCGGATGTGCGTGAAGTCGTTCAATGCGCGGATGATCTATGGGCGTCCTCGATTGCGAAGTTTAAACGTCTACAGGAATTGGCCGATGTCGAAGATGACAGAGTACGAGGCGCATTTGTTTTTGCTGGCGGATCTGCGACGGGGCGAGCCTCTAGTTACGGAGCACAAGTCCATAATTTCACCCGCAAGACCGCCAAAGATCCGGCTGGAGTGCGTGAGGATATGGTCGCCGGTCGAGCAATTGTCCCTATTCACGGACGAAGAGTTACAGATGTGCTTAAAGGGATGCTCCGACCCGCGCTCGTTGGTAATTTCGTAGTCGCGGACTGGTCAGCTATCGAGGCGCGCGTCAATCCGTGGATGTCGGGCATGGGCGAGGAGAAGCTCAAGCAGTTCGATCAGGACATCTATAAGATCAACGCCGCTGCGACCTTCGGATGCTCGGTCGATGAAGTGACCGATGATCAGCGTCAGATTGGGAAGGTTCAGGAGCTTAGTTGCGGCTATGCGGGCGGCGTGGGCGCGTTTGCGGCTATGGGTCGGGCCTATGGCATTCACCTACCCGAAGCCGACGCCAAGCGCATGGTAGACGCATGGCGGCGGTCTAACCAATGGGCCGTGCGGTTCTGGTCGGAGTTAGAACGGGCCTATACGTCAGCGATGCACACGCCTAATGCCGAGTTCAGCGCGGGGCGGGTTACTTATCTGTTCGACCGGCAACATCTCTGGTACATTCTTCCTTCGGGCCGCGTTCTGTGTTACCCGTTTGCAAAACTGGAAGAAGATGGCATTTCATACTGCAAGGCCGCTTGGAAACCCGCCGCTGACGCTAAAGAATGGCCCCGCGCGCGCCTATGGAAGGGGTTGGCTTGCGAGAACATTACTCAAGCAGTCGCCAATGATGTTCTGCGCCACGCGCTACGTCAGCTAGATAACGTGGTTTTACACGTTCACGACGAAATCGTCTTAGAAGACGGTGACCCTGATTTATTACGGCGGGTGATGTGCACATCGCCGCCGTGGGCGGTCGGGCTACCCCTAAAGGCAGAAGTTAAGCAGATGACCCGATATGGGAAATAGCCAAACAAAGTTTTGAGTTAAAAAAAGCCCGCCGGGAAGGGCGGGCTTAAACTAGGAGAGCACGATGGAACTGGTGGATCATATCATAGCCCTTGCACCGGAAGGTGAAGTTGTACTATTTACGAAACAAGTCGAGCGCGAGGGCGGTTACGCCTATCCGGCGTTCCGTAAACCTAGAGGTGAAGGGGCCTGGTATGTCAATATCGGGTCGTTTATCGAAAGTCGTTTTGACGGTAATCGTGTCAGCGCTGGTGCGGCGTTCTGTGAGAACGTCTGGTGCTTGGTTTTGGATGACGTCGGCACGAAGTCCAAAACGCCGACGATTCGCCCTACGTGGATCATTGAAACGTCCAAGGATAACTTTCAATGGTGCTACGTATTCCGGCTAGACGATCAGCCGCACAAGTCGGTCTATAGCGCAGCGATCAAGGCCATAGCAGCGGCGGGCTATACCGACCCCGGTGCTATTAATCCGGTCCGCAACATTCGCATCCCCGGCTCGATCAACCTAAAGCCCGGGCGCGACCGTTTCGCCGCGCGCTTGGTCGAGTTCAACCCGTCGCGCGAGTTTAGTCTTGAGGAGATCTGCGGCGCGCTATCGGTCGTCCCCGGCGCGGTCGAGACGACGACATTTAGGCCCGGAATCCTAAAGGATGATGGATCAGACGATGTGCTGGCGTGGCTTGTCGAGCGTAAGGAAGTCACGCAGGGCGGCAACTCTGCCGGTTGGTGGGGCGTGATCTGTCCTAATAGCGCGGAACACTCAGACGGCAACCCAGAGGGGCGCTATATGCCCGCCAGTCGGGCCTATTGTTGTCTTCATTCGCATTGCACCGAGTGGGACTCCGCGCGGTTTCTAGCTTGGGTGGAGCAAGAGGGCGGCCCCAAGCGGACCTATGGCCTACGCGATGAGCTTCTGGCGTCGGTCATGAACGGCGCGCTATCTAAGCTAACGCCTACGTCTATGTTCAGCGATGACGCTAAGGCCGTGATCGCTCAAGTAGAGGCGCGCGAACGGTCGCGGGTAGAGCGGGCCGACTGGTTCAAACGCTTCGCCTATGTGCAGTCGGACGATTCGTACTTTGACCTAGTAGACCGTGTGCTTATATCGCGGCGGGCGTTCGATGCGACCTATCGCGGGATTATGTGCCATTCGATGCATAGGGGGTCATCGGGCCGCGCGCGCCTTATCAGCGCGTCTATGTGGTTTGATGAGAACCGTTCTGCCGCTGGCGGGCAGGTCATCGCGGGGTTGACCTATGCGGCCGGTGAGTCAGTTCTGGCCGTGCGGGACAATCTACCCTATGCGAACCGATGGATTGACGCGCGCCCGACGCCTATGGCCGGACCTATACAGGCGTGGATCGACCATTGCCGTAAGTTAGTGCCGGTTCAAACCGAACTAGACCATATATGGGACGTTATGGCTTATAAGGTCCAGAACCCTAGGGTCAAGATCAACCATGCGATCCTTCACGCGTCGGATGAAGGCGCGGGGAAGGATACGCTCTATGATCCGTTTATATGGGCCGTGTGTGGGGACAATAAGCACAATCTAGGGTTAGTCGACAATGAGTCGCTCACTAGTCAATGGGGCTATCAGCTTGAATCCGAAATTCTAATCATTAACGAGCTAAAGGAAGCGCTCGCGGCCGATCGTCGGGTTCTGGCGAATAAGCTAAAGCCTATCATCGCCGCGCCTCCTGAAGTGCTGGCGGTGAACCGTAAGGGACTTCACCCCTATATGATGGCGAACCGTGGGTTCGTGCTGGCATTTTCGAATGATTTGCTACCTATATCTATATCGGCGCAGGATCGTCGCTGGTTCTGTATCTGGTCGCACGCTGGCCGAATGTCAGACGCGGACGGGGCCGCTATGTGGGCGTGGCTAAAGTCGGGCGGGCGGGCCGCTGTAGCGGCCTGGCTGCACGCGCGCGACGTTTCCCGGTTCAATCCGGGGGCTGCGCCGCCTATGACAGAATTTAAGCAGACGATGATGGAAAATTCGCTTTCTGGTGCGGAGAGTTACATTCTGGAGCTAATGAAGCAGCGTAAAGGTGTCTTCACGCGTGGCGCGATTGCTGCGCCCTTGCAGGCGGTCTTGGACGAACTAGCGCGATCGGCCCCGGCCGGGTTGAAGCTTTACCAGCAAGCGCTTTTGCAAGCTATTAAGGAGGCCGGATGGATTGATTGCGGCCGCGTTGCGGCCCGTGGGCTTGAATCGAAGCGCCACGTATATTGCGCGCCTGAATATGCGGCCGCTGGCGCGTCTGAGTTGCGTCGGATGGTAGAGCCCGCGTAATGAAAAACGGCCCCGTAGGGCCGTCGTTATAAGTCTAGGATGATCACTAGGATCGCGGCCAATACGGCCGCTATCACTAACGACACAATGCCGCGATGATTGCGTCGGTCAAGATGACGCTCGTTACGATGACCCAGCCGATCAACGCGCCGGTCGCAAGGGTTTCGAGTTTCATTTTAATTTCCGTTTACGTAAGAGTTGGACGTCGCGGATTGCGTCAATTTCGGCCCACAATTTCGCAACATAAGCGGGACTGAAAAGCGTTTCACCCACGCCTAGCGCTACGTGACAATCGTCAAGCGCGGTCTTCAGCATTTCATCCGTGTAACGTTTGAATTTTGCCGTGTAATGGTTCATTTCGTCACCTTCAAGGGAATAACCCGACGCGCGATCGCATCGGCTTTTTTGGCACGTGTGCCGTGCGCTAAAAACCCGACGATTACCTTACGATTGGCTCGCGCGCACAATCCGCACGTGTAGCACGTAACGTCATCGCGGGTCTGAGCGGGACACACGACAATCGCGCGCCCAGCGGGCGTCGTTGTACGTTCGGGCGTGCCAAGTGGCACAACGACTGCGACGGGTAAACCCGTTTCCGCAAGTTTGTCAGCGTGACCCGCATCATCAGCGCTCAGGTTTACGGTAAACCCGCGTTTGGTCGCGAAGCGTGCAAACTTGATCGCGCGATCACTGTGCTTGTGTGTGTACGTAAACCCACGGCGCCCGCGATTCGCTTCGATTAGCTGCGCCAACGCGGGACCGTCAATATCTTCACCCACACCAGGAAGATCGCCCGCGACGTTGAACCGCCAGAGTGTATCTGGTTTCAACGTGCGAATCTGATCCGCAACGATCGCGACGTCTTTCCCGCGCAACGGAACCTTATCCCACGCCATGCGAGTGTGAAATCCGGCGTCCGCGTAGCAGGATTCTTTTTGACCGCAGCTAGGTGGGCAAGTATCGCGCGCGGAGTACGTGACAGGTATCGGTCCAGTTTTCGCGTTGGACGATTTTGCGACGAAATGAATCATAGGTTCTCCGTAGTGTAGTGGATGGCGCGCGACGCGGCGCCATGAGTTAGATAGTAGCGCGCACACGACCATACTGTCAACAAACTTTTGACACTTTCCTACAACCAGCAGTTGTAGTCACTGTGTGAGCGTTTTGTGAGCGTTAAACGCGCGTCGAGTGTCTACATTATTTGGCTTAACCATGCGGGTTGTAACCCTGTACCCACATGTTAGCTATTGTTTTTAAGTCATAACAAGAAAATAATATATATAGGAAATAGAACTATAAATGTCACGGGAATCGCCGCGTTGTCAGCACTTCGCAAACTTTCGGAAAAACATAGTTAACATGTGGGCACAAACGCTGTAACCCGCATGGTTAAGCCAAAAAGTGTGCCCACTTGTGCCCAAAAAAGTGCCAACAAACGCTAACATTAGCGCTCACGTTCTACTTTTTGTTACGATTTTTTAGGACGCTAACATGTGGGTACAGATGGCACACGCGCACGCACGCACGCACACGGGCGCACGCACGCGCATGGCGCACACGGGCGATGGCCTGGACGCTGGCGCGATGGCCGAATGGACTTTGTGCCCATGGCAAACAGCGGGGTATTTTGGCTTTTGGCGCGAGGCCCCCGGGTAGGGCCTTGGCCCGACCGGTCACGTAAACGCACCCCCCGCAAACATTTTTTAAAAAATTTTTGCAGTGTTTTTTAAAATTTTTTTGATACACTTCTGCCATGTTCAAATCTTTGCCACTAACAGTTCGTGATGTCCGGGCGACAGAGGCGCGTCTTCAGTCCATCTATGACGCGGCGAAGTTAGGTCTGAAGGGCGATTCGCTGGCGCTGGCCGCAGGAATGCTGCCGACGGAATACCGGCAACTGTGTCAGCTAGACCCGCTAGCGGAAATTGCGGAAAAGAAAGGCCGCGCAGATAGCGAGCGCGAAGTGTCTAAAGTGCTGCACGACGCGGCAATGGGCGGCGACTCCAAGGCGGCGTTAGAAATTCTGCGCCACCGGCATGAGTGGACAGCCAAGCAAGAAGTCAGTGTTGATGTCTACCAACGGATCAGCATTACCCAAGCCTTAGAAGCCGCGCAAACCAGAGTGCTAGAGAATGCAAAGAACGATCTATACATCAGCCGAAGAGCAGACGTTGATGACGCGGTTGTGGTCGCCCGCGATAGCGAACGATCCTGAAGCGTTTGTATTGTTCGCGTTTCCTTGGGGTCAACCGAACACACCGTTAGCTAAGTTCCAAGGGCCGCGCAAATGGCAGCGCGAAATCCTGCGCGACATTAATAAGCACATCAAAGCCAACGAGGGCAAAGTCAACATGGACACGCTACGCGAGGCGGTGTCCAGCGGACGGGGTATTGGTAAGTCGGCGTTAGTTAGCTGGCTGATCCTGTGGATGCTGACCACGCGGATCGGCTCGACGGTCATCGTGAGCGCCAACAGTGAAGCGCAGTTGCGCTCTGTTACCTGGGGCGAATTGACCAAGTGGCAGGCGATGATCATCAACAGCCACTGGTGGGAGATCAGCGCAACTAAGATCGTGCCGGCGCAATGGTTGACCGAACTGGTTGAGCGCGACTTAAAGAAAGGCACGCGCTATTGGGCAGCGGAAGGTAAGTTGTGGAGTGAAGAAAACCCTGACGCTTACGCCGGGGTACACAACCACGACGGAATGATGTTGATTTTTGATGAGGCGTCAGGTATCGCCGACGCTATCTGGTCGGTGGGGGCTGGCTTTTTCACAGAAAACATTCTGGACCGTTATTGGTTTGCGTTTAGCAACCCCCGGCGCAATAGCGGGTATTTTTTCGAGACGTTTAATAGTAAGCGTGACTTTTGGAAGACACGCCAGATAGACGCTAGAACAGTCGAGGGGACGGACAAGCAGGTCTACGAGCAGATCATCGCGGAGTATGGCGAGGATTCTATCCAGGCGCGAGTGGAAGTGTATGGCGACTTTCCAAGCGCTGGCGAGGATCAGTTCATCTCGCCAATCATTGTCGAGGACGCATTCAAGCGCCCACGGTACAAGGACGAGACCGCGCCTATAGTAATAGGTGTCGATCCGGCACGCGGCGGGTTGGACAGTACGGTAATAGTAGTCAGACGCGGGCGTGACATTGTGGCGATCAAACGCTACAAGGGTGAGGATACGATGTCGATTGTCGGGCGTGTCATTGACGCGATTGACGAATACAAACCAACGTTAACAGTAATAGACGAAGGTGGTTTGGGCTACGGTATACTTGACAGATTGACCGAACAACGGTATAAGGTACGAGGGGTAAACTTTGGTTGGAAAGCCAAAAACCCTGTAATGTGGGGAAACAAGCGGGCTGAAATGTGGGGCGCAATGCGCGAATGGCTGAGGACAGCCAGCATCCCACAGGACAAAATGCTTAAAGATGATTTGGTTGGGCCGATGAAGAAGCCCAACTCGGCGGGTACAATCTTTCTGGAAGGTAAGAAAGAGATGAAGTCTAGAGGGTTGGCATCCCCCGACGCAGCAGACGCGCTGGCGGTGACGTTTGCCTATCCTGTGGCGCATCGTGAGTACGTTGAACGGCCTCGTACGATTACGATGAACCGCGACGCAATGGCTGGCTCTTGGATGGGTGCATAATGCTCAAGAAATCGCCGTCAAAACAAGCATTTAAAGAAAACATCAAGACTGAAGTTAAGGCTGGCAAGCCAGTCAAACAGGCAGTTGCGATAAGTTACGCCGTTAAACGCGAAGCGGCGAAGAAGAAATGAGTAAACCTGGTCTATACGCTAACATCCACGCCAAGCAAGAACGCATCAAGGCGGGTTCTGGCGAGAAGATGCGAAAGCCTGGGTCTGCCGGAGCGCCAACGGCTAAGGACTTCAAAGAGTCGGCTAAGACGGCAAAGAAAAAGTGAGCGATTACACCGGAATTAACGCCGTAGGAAACGTCGCACTTGGGGGTAAACCTTTAAAGAGCGATTCAGATGTGCTATCAACAGCGCGGGATCGCCTGTCGATGGCGATCTCGGCGTATTCCGAAAGTCGGGAAGATGAGTTAGATGACCTGCGTTTCTATGCGGGTAGTCCAGATAACCAGTGGCAGTGGCCTGCGGATGTGCTAGCAACCCGTGGTGCGGTGCAGGGTCAGACGATTAACGCTAGGCCTTGTCTGACGATCAACAAGCTGCCGCAGCACGTTCACCAGATTACGAACGATCAGCGCCAGAACCGGCCTAGTGTCAAGGTCATCCCGGTCAATGATGACGCGGATGTTGAGGTTGCCGAGATTTACAACGGCATGATCCGGCATATCGAGTACATCTCGGATGCGGATGTGGCGTATGACACGGCTTGCGAGAACCAAGTCGCCTATGGCGAGGGTTATATCCGCATCCTGAGCGAGTATTGCGACGAAGATACGTTCGACCAAGATTTACGAATCGCTCGGGTTCGCAATAGTTTCTCGGTCTACATGGACCCGCTGATTCAAGACCCGTGCGGATCGGACGCCAAGTGGTGTTTTATCACCGAAGACCTGTCCCGAGAGGAATATCACCGGCTTTTCCCCAACGCTTCCCCACTTTCCACGCTGGAAACGTTGGGTGTTGGGGATCAAAACCTGAGCCAGTGGCTAAACACCGACACGATTCGTATTGCTGAGTATTTTTACATTGAATACGACAAGCATACGTTGAATTTGTACCCCGGCAATGTGACTGCGTTTGAGGGAACGCCCGAAGACAAGCAATTGCGGGCTGTTTACGGCAAACCTAAGAAGTCGCGCCAAGCGGATCGCAAGAAGATCAAGTGGTGCAAGATCAACGGCTACGAAATCTTGGAAGAACAGGAGTGGGCCGGTAAATTCATCCCCGTTGTGCGGGTAATCGGCAACGAATTTGAGGTTGAGGGCCGCATTTACATCAGGTGGCTGGTCATAAACGCCAAAGACGCCCAACGGATGTACAACTCTTGGACTAGCCAAGAGGCAGAAATGCTGGCGCTGGCTCCAAAAGCACCGTTTATTGGTTATGGCGGGCAGTTTGAGGGGTATGAGACCCAATGGAAGACTGCGAACACCCAGAATTGGCCGTATTTGGAGGTGAACCCGGATGTAACGGACGGGCAAGGCGCGGTTTTACCGTTGCCACAGCGTGCTTTGCCGCCAATGGCCCAAACTGGTCTGATTCAGGCCAAAATGGGGGCGTCCGAGGACATCAAGAGTGCGACTGGACAATACAACGCATCACTTGGGCAAACATCGAACGAGCGTTCTGGCAAGGCTATTCTGGCCCGCCAGCGCGAGGGTGATGTCGGTACTTACCATTACCAAGACAACTTGGCGCGGGCAGTTCGCCACATCGGGCGGCAACTGGTCGATCTAATACCTAAGTATTACGACACGCAGCGCATCGCCCGCATTATCGGGTTGGATGGCGAGACCAAAATGGTCAAAATTGACCCGACTCAGGCCGAGCCAGTGCGTAAGATCCAGAACCAAGAAGGGATTGTGATCGACAAGATCTACAACCCGGCTGTTGGTAAATATGACGTTGTAGTAGCCACCGGCCCAGGCTACGCAACCAAGCGCCAAGAGGCTCTTGAGGCGATGGCGCAACTGTTGCAGGGCAACCCGCAACTGTGGGCGGTCGCTGGCGATCTGTTCGTTAAGAACATGGATTGGCCGGGTGCTCAAGAGATGGCAAAACGGTTTGCCAAGACGATTGACCCTAAACTAATGGGTGACGCCGAGGACAATCCAGGTCTGCAAGCCGCGCAGCAGCAGATGCAAGCGATGGCGGCAGAACTGGATCAGTTGCATCAGATGTTGCAGAACGTCGGCAAGTCTATGGAAGCGCAAGACATGGAGCGCAAGGACTACGAGGCCAAGATCAAGGCGTTTGACGCTGAAACCAAGCGCATCAGCGCTGTTCAAGCGGGTATGACCGAGCAGCAGATCCAAGATATTGCGATGGGCGTGGTTGCTGCGGCGATGGAGTCGCAAAGTATGCTGATGCCTGAGATGCGTGAACAGCCTGAGCCAATGGAAATGATGCCTGAGGGTGTAATGCAATGAAAGTCTGTGATTTTGTTGGCTTGTTGTTTTTAGGCCGGGATGTGGCGCATAGCGTCCATTTAAATACGCGCAGTTTCAGTAAGCACATGGCGCTTAACACGTTCTACAGTGAAATTGTGGACTTGGCAGACGGGTTTACGGAAGCGTATCAGGGGCGCCACGGGCTGGTTGGGCCGATTACGCTGATGTCGTCTAAGAAAACGACCAACATTATTGAGTTTTTGCAGGATCAGTTGGCTGAGATTGAAAATGTACGTTACGACGTTGTAGACAAATCTGACACGGCGTTGCAGAATTTGATCGACGAAATTGTTGCGTTGTATCTGTCCACCCTCTACAAATTGAGGTTCTTGGCATGACAACTCCGACGTTTTCCCAAACCTACTTTGGTAAAAACGAGCCGTTTGAACTGCAAGTAGCACGGGGGCAGATCCCTGGGCATACGCTGGTCAACGTGTTCGGATACCAACCTTCTGTTGGTACGGGGACGCCGATTGCAGTTTGGGAAAAGACTGTTGCCTACGTTTTTCCCGCCACCCCGATCAATATGCTGGTGTACAGTTCATCAGCGTCTGATGTAAATTGTCGTATAGTAATCAGTGGGTTAGGTGAGAATTTTCTACCTATTTCTGAAGCTGTCATTCTGACCAACGGCACGACTGGCGTTCAAACAGTCAACAAATTTTTGCGTATCAACGGAGTGTTGGCAACGGATGCGGTGTATGACAATCCGGTTGGCAATATTATTGTCAGCAACGTCGGCAAAACCGTTACGTATGGGCAAATTAACGCTGGCATAGGAAAATCTCAAGCGGCGGTTTATTCTGTTCCCGCAGGACACACTTTTTATTTGACCCGCGTTGATGCGTATGTTAGCGAGGCCGGAGGCGGAAGCAACTACAGTTTATACCGCGTATCTGCTGCGGATAATGTAAACGGAACGACGTATATTGTTTTGCAATCTCCGTTTTTTGGTAATTACAACGCAAGACGCGTAGTGCCGTTTCCGTACACGGAAAAAACTGATCTTCAGTGGCAATGTGCGGTTGGGACAAGCACCGCGCCGGTTGGCGTAATCATTGAAGGCATTTTGATTAGGAACCCGACGTAATGGCTGCAACTTATAAGTATTTGACTGCCTCGGCTAACGTTAAGCCGATGGCGGGCAAGCTGAAAGGCATTTTCGTATCCGCCGCCAGCGGCACGCCTACGATTACGGTTTATAACAGCGCTGCGGCTACCACGACCGACACAATTGTCGGGGTGTTTACGCCAGTGGGCGCGACCAGTTACGTATTCACCGGCGATGAAGGCGGGGTATACTTCAGTTCTGGCTTGTACGTTGTTATCAGCGGAACTGTCGCTGCAACAGTGTTTTTCGAGTAAAGCATGGCAAATACTACGATTTCGGGTTTACCAGCAGCGACTACCCCGCTAGCGGGGACCGAAGTCGTTCCTATTGTCCAAGATGGGGTAACGAAGCAGGTTGCGGTTAGCGATATTGGCGGCGGCGGCGGCTCTGGTTCGGTTATTGAAGTTGCTACGGGCGCTGGCCTAACTGGTGGCCCGATCACCAGCAGCGGCACGATTAGCCTTGCACCAACGGCAGTTGCTCCTGGCAGTTACACCAACGCCAGCATTACTGTTGACGCATATGGGCGCTTAACTGCTGCGTCTGGTGGTACGTCCACGGTTACCAGCGTTTCTGGTACGGCCAACCAAATTACGGCCAGCGGAGCGTCAGCCGTTACGCTGTCTTTGCCGAATGCGCTGACTTTTACGGGCAAAACGGTAACGGGTGGTACGTTTACCGGCGGCACAGTTAATAATGCGTCTGTAGGGGCTACCACGCCGTCTACGGGGGCGTTTACGACGCTATCGGCGTCCACTGGTCAGATTAGCACATCGCCGACCAGCGCAAACGATATTGTCAACAAGGCGTATGTTGACGCAATTGCTGCGGGTTTGACGTTTCACACTGCCTGTAGTTTGGCAACCATTGCTGCGTTACCAACGGTAACGTACAACAACGGCACAAGCGGAGTTGGTGCAACGCTGACGGCAACGGCTAACGGTGCTTTGTCGGTTGACTCGGTTACGCCTGGGGCAAATGCTCGAATTCTTGTTAAAGATCAAGCCTCTGCGCTAGAAAACGGTGTGTACGTTGTCACGACAGTAGGTGACGGGTCCACTCCGTTTGTGCTGACTCGCGCAACTGACATGAACACGGCGGGCAATGGCTATAACCAAGTCAATGCCGGTAACTATTTCTTGATTACCGCAGGAAGTACGCTTGCAAGCACTTCTTGGGTGCTGACCACGCTGCCGCCCATTACGATGGGCACTACTGCGCTGGTGTTTACGCAGTTTGCGACGGGTGCTTATGCGTACACCAACGGCGCTGGTCTGTCGTTGCTTGGCAACCAGTTCAGCGTTAGCAACACGGCGGTCACGGCTGGTGATTACGGCAGTGGCTCGCAAGTTCCGACTTTTTCGGTCAATTCTCGCGGTCAACTGACGGCAGCGGCAAACACTAACATTGCAATTGCCGGTTCGCAGATTACGTCGGGAACGGTCGCTATTACCAATGGCGGTACAGGCGCCAGTTCGCAACAGGCCGCAATTAACGCATTGGCTGGTGCTACAACGGCTGGATATTTCCTGCGTGGCAACGGCACAAACGTGTCGATGTCTACGATTCAAGCGTCGGACATCCCAACGCTGAACCAGAACACGACTGGCAACGCAGGAAACCTGACTGGTATTGTTGCGATTGCTAACGGTGGTACGGGTCAAAACGCCAAAGCTGCCGGGTTTAATGCGCTTTCGCCCATTACGACCACGGGCGATCTGATTATCGGGACCGGGACCAATGCGTCTGGTCGGTTGGCTGTTGGTACGGCCAATCAGGTTCTTAAATCAAGCGGCACAACGGCTACTTGGGGTGCTGTTTCTTTAGCTACGGACGTTACCGGCAATTTGCCGGTCACAAACCTAAATAGCGGAACGTCTGCATCTAGCACGACGTTCTGGCGCGGAGACGGCACTTGGGCCGTCCCTGCGGGTGGTGGCGGAGGTGGAGTTTCTAGCGTTACGGCAACTTCGCCAGTAGCATCTACTGGTGGGTCCACTCCGGTCATTAGCCTATCGGCAGGTTATGGCGATACGCTTAACCCATACGCAAGCAAGACTGCAAAATTTGTTTTAGCCGCACCAAACGCGGCCGCGGGGGTTCCGACTTTCCGCGCTCTAGTTGCGTCAGACATCCCAACGCTTAACCAAAACACGACCGGAACAGCCGCAGGATTGTCTGCGACTTTGGCCGTTGGTAGCGGCGGAACGGGTGCAACAACGCTAACCGGGGTTTTGAAAGGCAACGGCACTAGCGCGTTTACTGCTGCCACAGCCGGAACGGACTACCAAGCGCCAATTACGCTGACCACGACGGGATCTTCTGGCGCGGCTACGTTTGTAGGAAACACACTTAACATTCCGCAATACGCTGGCGGCGGGGGTTCGCCCGCTGGTTCCAACACGCAGATTCAGTACAACGCTTCTGGATCGTTTGGGGCGTCTTCCAATTTCACGTTTAATGGGGGTGCAGTTACTTTAAGTGGCTCGGCTCCATCTTATGATGTAAATGCAAGTGGACTTGGGGCCGTAAGAGTTTTAGGTGGAACAGGAACTGTAGGAATAGATAGTTTTGATTTTGCTCAAAATTCATCTGCCGCTTTTATAAATAATAGGGCTAACACTCCTATTATATTTTACGTTGCAGCCAGTCAAGAAATGGTGCTCAATTCCACTGGCTTAAAAGTTGGTGGAACGGGAACGGCTGGATCTAAACTTGACGTTAGCGGCACACTTCGCTTGTCTGGCTCTACATCTGGGTATGTAGGGTTTGCTCCTGCTGCTGCTGCTGGATCGACCACCTACACGCTGCCAAGCGCTGATGGAACATCTGGTCAGGTTCTGTCTACTAACGGCACTGGTACGTTGTCATGGGCTACCGCTGGTGGTGGAGGCGGTTCTGGAACAGTTACCAGCGTCGGATTGTCTGCGCCGTCAATTTTTACGGTTACGGGTTCCCCGGTTACGTCTTCTGGCACTTTAGCGCTTTCTTATTCTGGTACAGCGCTACCTGTAGCAAACGGCGGGACTAATGCTACTACCGCAAGCATTACGTCTTTTAACAATATCACTGGCTATACCGCTGCTGGCGCTACTGGAACAACTAGCACCAATCTGGTTTTCAGCACAAGCCCGACAATTACTACGGCAGTTTTAACCAACCCAACTGTCACCAACTACGTTGAAACGCTGTACACCGCCAACACTGGCACCGCAATTACGGTGGATTTGGCAAACGGTACGGTTCAAAACCTGACGCTTACCGGCAACGCCACGATAACCATGCCTACTGCTGTAGCGGGCAAATCGTTTATTATTATCTTGTCTCAAGACGCTACAGGTAGCCGCACTGTTACATGGTCAACTGTTTCGTGGCCTAGCGCTACTACTCCAACCGTTACTAGCACCGCAAGCAAGAAAGACATTTATTCGTTCTTTTCTAACGGCACAAGCTGGTTTGGTACAATTCTTGGGCAAAATTACACATAATGTTTGCTGCATCTAAATCAGGGCAATTTGCCGCAACGGCAACAGACCCATATTTCCCGTACGTCCCGCTGCTGCTGGAAACGACCAGCACTAACGGGCAAACAAACAACACGTTCTTAGACTCCAGCACCAACAATTTCACGATCACCCGCAACGGAACCCCGACGCAGGGTTCTGTGACTCCGTACTGGCCCAATGGGTATTGGAGTACCAATTTAAACGGCAGCACCGACACGCTAACAACCGTGTCAGGGGCCATGTCGTATGCCGGTGATTTCTCAATTGAATGCTGGTTTAACACGACCACAACCACAACCTACGCTTGCCTTTATTCAGACGAAACTGGAAGCACCGGCGGGACAATCCTGCTAAACAACGGCGCAAATAACGGGCAAATTGTTGTTTTTATTGGCACCGCTGTTTCTACGTTTACTTCTACGTCAACAGGGTTAAACAACGGGACTTGGAATCACGTTGCGCTTACTAGAAGTGGATCAACGGTTCGGTTGTTTATTAACGGTGCGTTGCAAAACACTACAACAGCATCTGGGACAATAACCACTACCTCAACCGTCAGAATTGGCAGCAGCTTTTTTGCTTCTCGATTCTTTGGCGGTTACATTTCCAACTTTCGGATTGTTGTTGGCTCAGCCGTTTACACAAGCGCGTTCACTCCTAGCACGACGCCACTGACGGCAATTACCAATACGTCGCTCCTTACTTGCCAATCCAATCGGTTTATTGATAACAGCAGCAACAATCGAACAATCACTGTCGTTAGCACTCCCAAGGTCCAAGCCTTCCAGCCGTTCTCCCCGCCAGCATCGTATACCACTGCGGCGTATGGGGGGAGTGGGTATTTTAATGGGTCAAGTGATTACTTAACATCTGCTACAACGGCGGCATTAGATTTAACTTCTGGCGATTGGACCATTCAAGGCTGGTACTACCCAACAGCGTACTCTGCGTCCAACAACGTAATAGTTTATATAGGCTCTGCCGCAGGAAATAAGATTGTACTAGCCACTATTGGAACGGCGGGTAATTTGTACTACCTGCTAAACGGTTCGGTAACAATCTCTTCGGCAACTGCCGCACCACTAAACGCTTGGTCATTTTACGCTCTGGTAAAAAGTGGAGCAACAACAACGCTATATCTAAACGGAGTGTCTTTAGGCACAACCGCTTCTGTTCCAACAACATCAAACAAAAGTTTGTCTTTGGGGGCGGATACCGCCGCAGCTTTTTATCAAGGGTATTTTGGCGACTTTAGGGTTCTCAAGGGGACTGCATTAACTACAGTTCCCACAACCCCGCTAACAGCAATCACCAACACCAGTCTGCTGCTCAACTTCACCAACGCGGGAATCTACGACGCGGCGGTCCAGAACAATGAGATAACAGTAGGCAGCGCACAGGCGTCAACTACTATCACAGCAAAGTGGCCCCCGACGAGCATGAAGTTCAACGGGACTACGGATTATTTGACGGCCCCTGCTAGTCCAGGGTTTGCATTTGGTACTGGTAACTTTACTGTCGAGGCTTGGGTTTACCCAACGGCCAGAATTGGTTCTGGAAACTTTGGCTCTCAGATTGCGGGTTGCCAAGTATACGGAGTTAGCGCCGATTGGGTGTTTTGTTTAACAGCAACGGGTTTGTTGTACTTTCAAATAACTTCATCTACTACTGGCGCTTACGTTTCAACTACCGCTGTTCCGTTAAACGCTTGGACTCACGTTGCAATTTCTAGAACAAGCGGGACAGTAAGGGCTTTTGTAAACGGAACTGATGCCGGCAATTCTGGTACTTATGCAACGGCTATAACCAATGCTTCCACTCCTTTTAGCGTTGGTGGGGCGTCAAATGGAAGTGCAAACAGTTTGTTGCAGGGGTATTTACAAGATGTACGTATTACCAAGGGCTTCGCCAGATATACCGCCAACTTTTCCGTGCCGACAGCAGCATTCCCAACGAGGTAATCGTGCAGCTTGCTAACTCAGAACTTATCATAAAGGACCACACTGAGTGGTTTCCCAATACCTCATTTGGTGACCGTGGTCCGTCTTTGGACTGGATTGCCGAGCAGGGTTATTACGTCCTTTCTGTCTGGAAAGACCACGACCAGAAGACCGAAAAACTTGTCTCTGCTGCCCCGCATCTGTTTGATGGGATGTGCTGTCTGGTTGATGTAGAACCGCTGACTGCTGAAGAACTTCAGGCGCGTATCGACACGCAGTGGCAGGTTATTCGTAACCAACGTAATCAAATGCTCAAGGATACGGACTGGACTCAGGTGGCAGACGCTCCGGTTGATAAAGCAGCATGGGCAACGTACCGGCAAGCGTTGCGAGACATTACCACGCAGACAGATCCGTTTAACATTGTTTGGCCTTCACAAAATTTAGCGGAGCCTGGAAATGCCAGTTAACTTATCGCCCGTAGCGGGGGCCGCGCAACAGTTCTTTAGCAACAGCGGAGTTCCGCTTGCGGGTGGTTTGTTGTACACCTACGCGGCTGGCACGACCACGCCGCTGGCAACTTACACGACCGCTGCTGGCACGACCGCTAACAGCAACCCGATTGTGCTGAACTCGGCAGGGCGGCTAAGTAACGAGGTTTGGCTAACGTCCACGCTGACGTACAAGTTTATCCTCAAGGATTCCGATGGTGTCACGATTGCGACCTACGATGACATTCCCGGAATTGGCAGCGCAAACGGCCTGACTAGCGGAACATCAATCCTTGCTGGCAATGGCAGCGGTGGGTTTAACAACGTAGTTATCGGGTCCAACCTAAGTTTTGTTGGCGGCACGTTGTCGGCTACAGCAAGCGGTGGCAGTGGTGTAACCTCAGTTGCGCTTACTGCGCCAGCAGCATTTACCGTCACCGGCAGTCCTGTTACTTCAACTGGCACGTTGGCGATTGCTTATTCTGGGACGCCCGTTCCTGTATCCAGCGGCGGCACTGGAACCAGTTCTTTAACCGCCAACGCGGTTGTTCTTGGAAACGGCACAAGCACTGTGCAGTTTGTTGCTCCTGGCACTGCTGGAAACGTACTGACCAGTAACGGCACGACTTGGAGTAGTTCCCCAAGTTTAGTCCCAACAACCACGTTAGCTGTTGGAACTTATTGTTTCTGCCGCGCAAGTTCATTCCCGTTTGGCGCTATCCAACCGGGCAACGATATTGCCGGTTCGTATCTGATTCCGACAAGCACCTACAACAACCTTTCATACACCACCGCGTTGAGCGGAATGTGGCGTTGCATGGGTTATTTGGATAGTACAACAAGCATGACCTTGTTTCTCAGAATATCGTAGTGTAAGATAACCGTACTGGCGCGGCACACCAGGGAATCCAAGGATTCAAAATGTCCGAAGAAGTAGTAGCGTCTGAAGCGGAAGTAGCGCCCGCGCCGGAACTGGATGTCACGGCGACTCCAGAACCTGTAGATACGCCGGAAGTTGCGCCCAAGACATTCTCGCAAGAGGAACTTGATGCGGCAATTCAGAAACGCCTCGCAAGAGAACAGCGAAAGTGGGAGCGTGAGCGTCAAGCACCGCCGCCCGTTGCCGTTGATGTTCCGCCAGTAGATCAGTTTGATTCGGTTGATGCGTATGCAGAAGCCAAAGCAATCAAACTAATTGAACAGCGAGAACAGCAGCGTCAGCAAGCGGAGATTCTTGAAAAGTATCACGACCGTGAAGAAGAAGCGCGAACGAAGTACGATGACTTTGAACAGGTCGCGTACAACCCAACGCTTAAAATCACGACCGTGATGGCGCAAGCGGTTCAAGCCTCTGATGCTGGCCCTGATATAGCCTACTATCTTGGGTCCAATCCAAAAGAAGCTGATCGCATTTCCCGTCTTAGCCCGATTTTGCAGGCAAAGGAGATCGGACGTATTGAGGCTAAAATAGCCACAGATGTTCCGGTCAAACGTTCTACATCAGCGCCCGCACCAATTAGTCCAGTAACTGCAAGAACTTCAGGCAATCCTAGTTATGATACGACCGATCCTCGGTCTACTAAGACCATGACTACCTCGGAATGGATTGAAGCAGAAAGGCAGCGCCAGACTAAGAAGTGGCAAGCCCAGAATCGCTAACTTAATTCGTAATCAGGAAAGTTCTTAGATTTGCATCTTTGGCGAAAAGTGGCTGGTGGAATTCCAGCCGCCCTAGCGCCAGCGCAGACCGACGGATAGCTAATACCTTGAAAACTGCACTTAGTTTTGGGGCCGACAACAGCAAGAATCGCGGCTTTTTTGCCGCGAGTTTCTTCGCTGTCAATGACTCCAGTGCGAAACTCACGCATTTTTTGCCGAGACTCTTCGGTCCGATGGTATTTGCCAATCCTGCTAGATATATCAAGATGCCTACCGCCAAAATGCTCTTTGGCAGTGACGCACTCAAGGTTGTCGGCTCGGTTGTCAGTCTTGTCACCGTTAATGTGATGGACTTGTTTAACTGGATCAAAATCATCCAGCCAGCAAGCCGCAACAACTCGATGCATAAGACGCTCGCGGCCCAACATAAGGTATCCTTGTGTGTGAACGTGAGGAATGTAGGGGTGCAAATTTCTAAGAACTTTCCCGCAGCGCGAAACAGCGTAAAGATGGTCAAACACACGGTATTCAATACCGTCCATCGTAAAGCTAATCATGTTGTGCCTTCTTAGGTGATTGTGAAGACTTCATCTTACCATTGATATAAGGAATGTGCAAGTGTCCAATTCTATCTTAACGATTGACATGATCACCAGGAAGGCTCTCGAAATCCTTGAGAACAACCTTGTGATCACCCGTAACGTGAACCGTCAGTACGACGACAGCTTTGCTGTCGAAGGTGCCAAGATTGGTTCGACCCTGCGTATTCGTCTGCCCGACCGCGCTTTGGTGACTGACGGCGCCGCCCTGCAAGTTCAGGACGACAACGAGCAGTTCACGACCTTGACCGTTTCGACCCAGAAGCACATTGGCGTGAACTTCACCAGCGCCGAACTGACGATGCAGTTGGATGACTTCGCAGAGCGCGTTCTCAAGCCGCGTATCTCGCAGTTGGCCTCCAGCATCGATGCCGATGTTGCCAATGCATACAAGAACATCTACGCATCGGTTGGAACCCCAGGCACAACCCCAGCTACTTCGCTGGTCCTGCTGCAAGCGCAACAAAAGCTAAACGAAGCCGCTGCTGTGATGTCGCCACGCTACGCAACGGTTAATCCCGCTGCCAACGCTGGTCTGGTTGAAGGCATGAAAGGTCTGTTCAACCCAACGGATACCATCAGCAAGCAGTTCAAGAACGGCATGATGGGCACCGGTGTTCTCGGGTTTGACGAGATCAATATGTCTCAGTCGATCAAGCAGCACACGACTGGTAACTGGGGCACTTCAATCACCGTTACTTCGACGGTTTCGACGCAAGGCCAATCGACGCTTGGTATTTCGTTCACCGGCTCCAGCAAAACCTGGAACGTCGGCGACGTCTTTACCATTGCTGGCGTGTACGCAGTTAACCCGCAGACCCGCGAATCGACTGGCTCGCTTCAGCAGTTCGTTGTGACTCAAGCCGCAACTGGTTCTTCTACCGCCACCCTGAACATTTCTCCAGCGCTTTACACCGCTGACAATGCTCTGGCAACGGTTGATAGCTTCCCGCAAGCGTCTGCTGTTGTGACCATGCTTGGCTCGGCTGCTACGCAATACCCGCAAAACCTTGTTTACCATAAAGATGCAATTACATTTGCTACGGCAGATTTGTTATTGCCTCAAGGGGTTGATATGGCTTCGCGTGCAGTGCATAACGGTATCAGCCTTCGTGTCGTGCGCCAGTACGATATCAATAACGACCGTCTGCCATGTCGTATTGACGTTCTGTATGGCTTTAGCACGATCCGTCCACAAATGGCTTGCCGCCTCTGGGGTTAACCATGAGTTACAACACCGGCAACATCGTCAAGCTAAGCGTTATCTCAGTAACGCTGTCGCCCGCCGCTGTAGCCGCAAACACTTCGGCAGAACAGACATTCACGGTCAACGGACTTCAGCCCGGCGACCATGTGTCTTGCAACAAACCCACGGCCCAAGCGGGCCTTGGGATTGTTGGCTGCCGAGTGTCTGCCGCTAACACGCTGGCGATCACGTTTGGCAACTTTACCGCATCGTCTATCACTCCAACCGCCGCGCAGGTTTATTCCTTCTTGGTGGCGCGTCCTGATAGCACGTTGACTGACGCAAATCTTCCTTAAAGGATCTTGAATCATGGCTCTCCCTAACGGTGCTGGTGGTTACCAGCTTGGCGACGGTAACCTGAACGAAGTTGTTCTTGGTTACCAAGCCGCTCCTCAATCCGTTGCTGCTACGGCAACTCTTACCGCCGCGCAAGTCGCGTCTGGTGTTCTGTTGGTTGGTTCGGGCGCTACCGCCGCGCAAACCTACACGCTACCCACCGGGGCGTCTTTGGACGCGCTGGTGTCTAGCGCCAAGGTAAACAGCACGTTTGAACTAACGCTGGTAAACTTGGGCACTGGTTCTGGTACGGCAGCGCTTGCTGTTGGTACTGGTGTTAGTGACGGTGGCAACGCACTTGTTGCTATCTCTGCTACTTCCAGCGGGCGCTTTATGTTCCGTCGGACCGGCGATTCGACTTACGTCGTTTATCGCGTCTAAGTCTGAGGGAGGGGGCCACAAGCCTCCTCCCGTTTATTGAGGTTTACGATGGCGACATATTCGGCTGGTGATCAGATCAACCGCGCCCTGCGTCTGTTGGGTGTCCTAGCAGAGGGTGAAACGTCATCGGCGTCAGTGATGCAAGATTCACTGATGGCAATGAATCAGATGATTGATTCATGGAACACTGAACGTTTGTCAGTGTTCAACACGCAAGACCAGACGTATCTCTGGACACCAGGATTTATCACGCAGACGCTTGGTCCGTCTGGTGACTTTGTTGGCAACCGCCCGATCCTGCTGGATGATTCAACGTATTTCCGCGACCCGTCTACAAACGTGTCGTACGGCATCAAGTTCATCAATCAACAGCAGTACGACGGGATCGCGGTCAAGACCGTAACGTCCACTTATCCACAGGTGATGTGGATCAACATGGAATACCCCAACATTACGATGACGATCTACCCGAAGCCCACGCGGGTTTTGGAATGGCACTTCATCAGTGTTGAAGAACTTTCCTCGCCGGCTACACTGGCGACTATTCTTGCTTTCCCGCCAGGATACCTGCGGGCGTTTACCTACAATCTGGCAATGGAGATCGCGCCTGAGTTTGGCGTTGAGCCATCCGATCAGGTTAAACGCATTGCCATGACCAGCAAGCGCAACCTCAAGCGCATCAACAACCCTGACGATGTGATGTCGATGCCGTACTCGCTGGTGGCGACACGGCAGCGGTTCAACGTCTACGCTGGTAACTATTGATGAAAACGCCGATTCTGGGATCGGCGTATGTTGCTCGGAGCATTAACGCTGCCGACAACAGAATGGTCAATCTGTTTCCTGAGATTGTGCCAGAGGGCGGCAAAGAGCCAGCTTTTCTCAACCGCGCTCCAGGCTTGACCCTTCTTGCTACCGTTGGCACTGGTCCCATTCGTGGGTTGTGGACGTTTAACGGTGTTGGTTATGTAGCCAGTGGTTTGGAACTTTACAAGATTACTAGCGGATACG